CCAAAACACTAATGAATCCATTCTCCATCAGTGCATCCTGATGAAAGTCAATCATCAGGCTAGGACCTTTCCACATAGCAGTACGGCCAATCCAACGAACCATGTTGTGTTGTTGTTCTTCGATTGGCAACCAGTACTTTGCTCGGTGGCCATCATAGTCAAATCCAAGACCCATCTTTGTCAATGGTGTTTTAATTTTATTCTTTGACATAAACTTTGAAAAATCATTCTCCAAGCTATGAGTCATGATTACGTCTACGTTTTCACAAACTTCTTTTAAGTTTGCATTACGAGCAATTGATGCTGCTTTATGGTCTACATTAATAAATGCTTTACGTACATTTAATTTTTGTAGGAATGGAATAAAATTATCCTGACAATCTTGGGAGTGTCCTTTTGATGGCACCGAATAAATTACAACTAAGTCGTACTGTTCATTCAGTGTGTTAGCTGTTTGTTCCCATTGAGTACCCATATTGAATTCTGTTTGTTCAATATCAAGTCCTTTAGCTCTACCCCATTTCTTATCGTTTGCTGAATAGATATGCGCCTTTGTTACCTTTTGCATTTGGATAGCACATTGAGTCACGCCACAACCTTCAGTGCCCCGGCCTAAGACGATAGCAATTCTAGTCATTTAAAAAATCCTTACATTCATTAAGTGTGTGATGTACGTATTTATGATCGTTTAATTTCCTGTTTCGAGGAGACGGATGAGGCAAGACAAAGTGATTATCAAACCCTAAACGGCGAATATAATTCGATACCATCGTTCCCCATGTGACTATCTTATCATATCCTTCAAGACTTGTACACAGTAAATTGTGGTCGAATGTTTGAAACTTAAAATCCCAGTTTTCATCAAAAGATAGATTCGTAAAAGAAACTCGCTCTATCTCTAAGAAATCGAGCCAAGTATGAAATCTCTTATAAGCAGAACCTTTTGACTTACTCACTTTTACTTTCGATGGATTCATTCCAACAAAGATTATATTTTTGTGAATTCCCATTGTACACCAGCTTCACTAAACATTACTGAGGAAAATTTCCATGATTCTTTCCATGTTTCATTAAATGCACTTTCAGTTGGCATGACTACACGTTTAATGCCAACTTGAATAACACCTTTAGCGCATTCAGAACAGACTGGCAAACCCGTCACATAAAGTGTGGCTCCATCAAGAGATGTACCATTATATGTAGCATTATAAATTAAGTTCTGTTCAGCATGAACAATAAACTTATATTTTGTTTCTCGATTATTGTATCGATCATCTCTGTCTTTAATGCCACGACAAAAGCCGTTGTATCCTTGAGCCAAGACTTGGCCTTTAGATCCAACAGCGACTGCACCAATCTTTGATGATGGATCCTTAGACCATGTGCTGACTTCTCGAGCAAGTCTAAGGTAACGTTTATCCCATTTATTTGACAAGGTGAAAATGCCTAGAATATACGTGCAAATTCATTACCTGCCAAATGAGTTGACCTTTCTGAATTTCTGGATGATTATTATAAACAGCCTCACTATTCCATCGTGCTACAAATTTATCCATCAAATACTGCGCCCAAGCATAATCATTCTTGTAACCAAAAATGCAATCGTTGCTTCTCATCTGAGAAACCATATGAAGTAATCCATCTCGAATATAAAATGTTTGAGCATTTGTGCATATGTAATCTGATTTGCCACCTTCATTGAATTCAACCCAGATAGAAGGACGGTTGTAAATCATTTGAGCGCGGCGGCTGTCAGGATTAGCCGATAGCTCATTAAAGGCTGCATAAAATTGTCTGAAGTACTTTTCAGAAAAAACAAGATGGCCATAGTTAGAATTGATATTACCATGTTTATCTGCAGCATACTTCCAAGCAGCAGGAGCATCAGCACCAGACTCTTTATTAATATCATAAATATTTGTTGATTGGGACTGATACCATTCAAGTTCTTTATTAATATACTCTTCATTTGGAGTACCAAAGATTGCCGGCTCATCAGCAATAAAAGAAGCGCCGATCATTTCAATGGTTTTTTGGCCGGTTTTATCAATAGTGAATTCTTCATCAGCAAGTTCGCCAATAAAGAATTCACGGATGTCATTTATACTATTCAGTTTTAGTTTTTTGGCAATGATTTTCATTGTTTATTTGGTCCCTTATATCGATCATCCATTTCATCAGGACTATAGATTGTTTGCATTCTTAAGATCATCATTTGAGTCAAAGCATGATCAAGGTGAGGTAGACCAGACTCAGGATCATCATCAATACCCTCAAGCCAATCAAGCAAATGACGTTGAATTGAATTATATGTACGAACATATGACGTGTTGACCATGTCATCACGCCAGTTATTTTCACCGTACTTGTCTGCACCAAAAGCAAACACTTTTGAAACGGCTCGTATTACATCGGGTGGAACCAGATTAATACGATCTTTGCCAGAGTCATATTTCATATACTACCTCGCTTAATAATATAAAGTTATTCTACCATATTATTTAAAAGTTGTAAATTCTTTTTTGAACGGTATGTAAAATATTCTCCACCATTTTTACCGGTAAAACTTTTACTGGATTATCCCCAATCCTTACGATCTTCTTCATTATCATAACGATAACGATAAGCTTCAATCTCACCAGCAGTCATATCAACTGCTTCAACTCAGCTAACGGCCCACGATGTTTTTTTGTAGAGTCATCTTAGCAGCTCTACGTTCTGCTTTTTTTGTTTTACCGTGCTTACCGGAACCTGCACCAGCTCTAACAATCAGAGCCATTACTGCTGCATTACGTTCTTTAGGCACTTTGATCTTTCGTTTCATCTTCTTCTCCAAAGGCAAGAACACACTGACTATTACTAAGGATGTTAGCTTTCTCGATCATTTCAAAACTTTAGTACAGCTATATAGTCCATTCTGTAAGACTCCCTTATGCTGCCAACTGAGGACGAAAGCTAAAAGCCACGAAACCGAATTCAGCAACAACATTGCATTGACCTTCTTCGTCAACGATCACATCGCCAACCGAAAGAGAATGCATGGGAGCAAGACGCTCGATGTTTTCTTCAGGGCCGATGTTACCAATTTCGAAAACACCGTTCAGATCATTGGCTTCAATGTTTGCTACGTGAGTGTAGTAACCAGCTTCCATTGCGTCATATGCAAGACCACCAATCTCATCATTAGCAAAATCCATCTTCAAAGAAGCTGCTTTCTTCGGGACAGAGTTAAAATCACCAGTCGAGTTGATCAGGTCGATTTCGGCGTCGGTGAGGCTGATCTGGTAGATTGCGAATTTCATGGTGTATCCTTTTCCATTCCGTATAGTATAGATATAGTAATCATTTTGGGAATTTAAACCAGTAGGCCGCACTTTTTTCACATTATTTGCACTTTTTTTCTCGATCTGCCACCCGTGCTCGTAGACCAGAGGAGCTAAACCTATGGTCTCGTTTGTTAAAGTGTAGGTCGATACCTCTCTTACGGCATATGTCTTTTCCAGTGAAGTCTTTCTCACGATACTCTTCACCAAGGATCCGAACATCGATATGATACATAGACAGAATATCGAGTAAGTCTGATTCAGTCTGATATGCTATGACTTCGTCTACATATTTGACTGCAACAAGTTGAGTGTATCGTTCCACTAGTGTCTGTACCGGAGAGTTCTTTTCAGGGCGATCGAGGGATGGATCTACCTGTAGTCCACAGATAAGGTAATCACATTGCTCCTTGGCCTCTCGAAGCATCGAGATGTGTCCAGCATGTAAAAGATCAAAGGTTGAACAAGTAAATCCTATTTTCATTCTGTCTCCACTTTAGCAAGCAGCCAGGAACCTTGGTCAGTCGGTGTCCAAACGAGATTGTCGCCGGCTTTCCAACCCATTTCTTCCATTAGATCATCAGGAAACTCAAGAAACATTTCACCTGATGAGTCCTCTTGAACTTTCATTACGTAGCCTTCAATCTTCATTCTTTACCTCTTGCGTCTTGCGGACAGGACGATTGAGGAAATCACGATCAGGAGACTGACCATCAATACCACCTTTCATGTACGCAGCGAAGAAAGATGCGTAGTTAATAATGTCAATACAAGAGTCTTAAAGAGATTCAAAGTTTGGTTCATAGTCTGGATCAGATTCCATTGCTTCGAGAACAGACTGCATACGTAGAACTTTGGCAGCCATTGTATCGAGAATAGTAGCACAACCACGAGGATAGTAGTCAGCTTGACGTACTCGTGAGTTGGGGTTCTGATAGTCATTACCTTTTTTCAGTTGGACTTCAGACGCTTGTTTCAGAATTTGTAGAGATTGATTCATATTTCACCTTATGTAAGTTGATTACAAAATGGAAGTTCATTTGCTGAATCTTCGGATAGATACTTTTCAGTATATAGTGATTCGATGTCTTTGTGTATAGACACAGGAATATTATACACTTCACCAGTGATTGGACAAGTATATTCTACCACAGGACGAGGAATTTGTACACAATAAACTTCAATATCTTTTTGCTGGATATCTTCCATTACATCAATAATGCGATTATTTGTAGCATCACCAAGCCGACCGCGATTGTACGTACCAGCTCGACCTACGAAACCGCTGGCTCCTCCAGCCTTACCAATTTTATATAGTCTACCTTTTACGTACATGAAATAAACCACATCGCCAAGAGCTTTAATATCCTTGGCGCGATATCCATCCTTACGATAGAATGTCATAGTATCGCCGTGAACGTGGAAGTATCCAATATGGATTGCTTTTTTGAGAGCTTCTTTTGCAAATGTCATGATTAACCTTCCGCGCTTGCGATGAGTTCACCCATTTTAAAAGTGAAGCCGACATAAGCTTCTGCCCAACGCTTTGCTTCTTTCAAAGTTTCAAAGTACATATCCTGGCAAACCCATGATGAGTATCTTCATTTTCTTTCCTATGCGTTTTTATATGCGTACTCAAGAGCACGATCAGCTTCAATTTCAAGTGGTCGATTTTCATATCTATTCGAAGTATCACGATCAAGTTGACGAATCAAGTCAGCGATTTCATAAGATGTAATTGGATACTCACGTTTGATTGCGTTGACAGCAATGGAAGCCATGATCTTGTAGATCATTGCGTAACGACCAGTATTATCTGTATACGCAATTGATTTATATTCTTGTATAAGTTTTTTATTTACAAATGGGCAGTCATGATAACTTGACCATGTAAAGCCAGTTGCTTCCATCTTTGACTTACGATGATCAATCACTTGCTTTTGAATTTCTTCGGGTAGTCGGTCAAAGAAATTGTTTGAAGCTTTCTTTTGAACATATGGGTATTTTACTAAAAGCTCATCGACATCAATAGAATGCCCATGATTAGAACCACTAGTAAAGTAGAAGTTGTAAGCATTTGTATAATCTCCTGGTGTATAATACATACGACTATAGTCTTTACATTGTTTATCACCTAAGTCTCCAAGATCAGATTGAAGCGCAAACCAAAAATGTCGGATTTCATCTGGATCTACATCCCGACTCAATTCGAATACGAGTCGAAACTTAGGATTTTCAAGCGTACTACTCGCTGTACTATAGCAAATAAACTTTTTATCTTTTACGATATTTTTTACAAAGATTTTTATGTCGTTATTAATTTCAGCGCTGTCAACATCAACAGCAGTCCAACCGATCCAACCAAGGACATTCCGATTGGCCCGAGTTGTATTATCAACATAAGTAGCCGGTGATATAAGTTCAGCATCTTTCTTACCTTTCAGCTTGCGTTGTGATAACAAACAGAGAAACTTCTCGAATTGATTCCAATCCGAGAAGTCAAGTTGAGAAGGTTTGTTATCCCAAATATTTTTAAAGTGCGAGATCGAGATCGCCATGATTATCTTCGTGATTAGGCGCTACCCAGTCATAGCCATGTGTTTCTTTTGTAGGTTTTATCAAATCCGGAAGCCCAAACGGATTTGGACGACCAGGTTTTACACCGGGTTCTTTATTCATATTCGGTTCATACACTCGATCCCATGCTTCATTAGCATCAACTCCGAATACATCAAGAGTGCCAATAGCAAATACACAAAGATCAATAAGACCGTCAACAATTTCTTCGGGATCCTTTGCTTCAATAGCATCAAAAGATTCATCAAGTTCTTCTTTACACATGTTAAGACGGAAATAAAGATACTCTTTCATGAGTTCTTTATTATGCTTATTATTTTCAAACCAATCATGCACACCATATTTAAGATGCATCATTCGAATATCATTAGCCCAATCAGACATAGTATATACTCCATTGTTATATTATATTCTACCACAGTTTTTCAAAAAAAGAAACTGTCAAGTGACGCTTTAGCACCGACACCTCCAGCACTCCAACCAAGAGCTTTGAGAATAGGCGATAAGGGTTCAAGGAAAGTTTTTTCAAACTGCAAGTTATAATCCACTCGACTATGAAGATTAAATTCTGGAGGAAGATAACCCGGGAATGATACTACGTTTTCTTTGAATGCATTTGGTTTCTTAAGATACACGAACTTAATCTTCTCACCATTCTTAATCACTTCGTATTTCTTTTCAAGAGATTGATTTTTTAGATAATGATTATATAGTAAAGATCCACGAACATGGATTGGAGTACCCTTCGAATAAATGTCGTGCTTATCACTCCACTTATCAACTTCTGATACTCCACGAGGAAACGCGACTTCTTCTGGAGGCAGTTCACTGAATGATTTTTTAAATTCGGAAATAAATTTTTGAGTATCAGACTCAGTACCAGAAATCATAATATGAAAGATCTCTTTGAACTTCTTACGTACAAACTCGGGTGTTGAAGACTTGATTGCTTCGATACCCATCATCTTTAGCTTTGGTTCAGCGAATTGGACACCCTCAGAGTTATGTACATTTAGAATATATCTTTTCTTGGCTGTCCATATACCACGATCAGCAATGACTTCACGAGCCATTTCCATTCGAGGTGTATAACCATTCATTACAAAATAAAATTCATCATATGCTTTGTTTAGAATTTTTTCAAAATGGTCTTGACATATCTTATCAAGAAATGCGACTGGATCTTTTGGATTGAACTTTTTAACAAGAGCACTCATGTTGAGATATACTGAGTCTGTATCGATTGCGATCACATAGTCTTTGTTCGTTTTAAGCAGATTATTCATTTCTTCATTGATTGCTTTTTCAGCCCAACGAATTACGGTCTGACCAGTTAGAGTCACAGACTCAGCAAGAGCGTTATCAAAATACTTGAAGTATTTGTTGGCCATGGCACCATAAAGAGAATTCAACAGAATTTTAATCGCCATCTGATTATTATGCAACTGATTGATCTGAGCATCCAGTTTTGGATCTTTAGTTTTTTCATATTCAGATTGAGTAGATAGCATTTTCTTTTTGATACTCGTACGTTCAGCATAGTAATCTACAATGAGCTCAGGAATAATACCCTGCTTATCTTTCATGAACGGAACACCAGAAGCACAAACAGAATATGTATCATCCACTTGTGTTGATCGATCATGTTCAAGATAAAAATCTGTGCTTTGTTTGAAACGAATTGTATGATCTCGACACAGTGTTTCTGGTGAAATATTCTGTTGAACAATGATGTTAGGATAGAGAGAGTTCAAGTCAAATGATACAACCCAATCATGTGCACCAACTTGTGGATCTTTTACATAACC